AAAGAAAGAAGAAAGAAAGAAAGAAGAATTGGGCTTGCTTTCCTCTACGATTGAAACAATCGATTTTGCTTTGGTGTCTTGGGTCAAAGAAGATTTAAACCTCAGCGCCAAAAGCAACGAGGGGTTCACCCAAGTACCCGTTCTGTGGCAAACGCCGGAACGCTCTTACCAAATTAAGAACAATGAGGCACTCCGAGATGACGGGGGCGCCCTGAAGTTGCCCCTGATAAGCGTCGAGCGCACCAATATTGCCAAAGACCCCTCTCGCAAAGGCGCATACCAGGCACAAACTTATTCCACTGATAAAAATGGTCGCACTGGCCGCATCGTTTTAGCAAAGCGCATCAAGCAAGATAAAACACGCAATTTTGCTGTTGCCGCTGGGACGAGAACATCCACCGAAGCCGCAGAACAATATTATTATCCGAGAGTGAACCAAAAACTTGTCATTCAATATCTATCGATCCCGATCCCTGTTTATATTAATGTGGATTACAAAATAACGATAAAAACTGAATACCAGCAGCAAATGAACGAGTTGATGACGCCGTTTATGGCCCGAACCGGTCAGATTAATTCGTTTGTAATGCGTAGAAATGGTCACCTATATGAAGCATTCATTGATCAAGATTTTACTCATAATAATAATGTTAGTAATCTTGACGAAGATATGCGTATGTTTACCACTGAAATTATAATTAGAGTATTGGGATATCTCATCGGTGAGGGCCCCAACGATGACCGCCCCATTGTTCGCATCGATGAAAATTTTGTAGAGATTACATATCCTAGCGAGACAATCGTAACGGGAGAGGATTCTTTCTTCGGTGCCGCATCTATTCATGAAGACTCTTTTGCCAATGACGCCGGCACAACCATGTCAAACGACTACTTCCAACAGAATATGCCGGGCTCAGGGTCGGGACCTACTGGGTTTAAGAGATTTTAAGGCCCTAAGTGGCGAAAATCACGCACTTCCTGAACTGAAAGCCATATTATCAGTTTAGTTCAGGAGTTTTAGCGCCTTTTGAAATTGAAAATACTATTTAAGGTTGATGGCAAAAAACAATGTATAGCATTTGTTTTAAGAAGAAAGGGAGTAAGGAATGTCAGTAAAAGATTTCAAGTTTGTCTCTCCTGGGGTTTTCATCAACGAAATTGATAACTCCTTTGTACCGAAAACAGCAGACACAATTGGACCCGTTATTATTGGCCGCGCGCAGCGAGGCATTGGAAACCAACCGATTAAGGTTCAATCATATTCAGAATTTGTAGAAGTATTCGGCGATACCGTGCCGGGCCGCGCCGGCGGGGACGTATCTCGCAATACGGCACACCTGCAGTCACCGATGTACGGCACATACGGCGCCAAGGCGTTTTTAAATGCCAATGTGGCTCCTCTTACATACGTGCGCTTGCTTGGAGAGCAGAGCACCAACAAGGACGGCACCACAGCCTCAAAGGCCGGCTGGAGAACAGATCAACTTCAGAGCGGAATCGCCAGTGGCGGTGGCGCCTACGGACTTTGGATCGCCAAGTCCTCCTCGGCAGATGCTGCCGATCCGGTGTTTACCGGTACTGGCTCATTCCAATTAGCTGCTATTTGGTATACTGATAATGGCGGCATTAATCTTTCCGGAACACTTTTTGGGTCGATGGACAAGGGCACCACCGAACAAGACACGTGGCTGGACGAGTATAGCGACAGTCAATGTCCCTCTCAGGGCGCCATGGTGTGTTCAGACGCTTCAGGAGTTTTCACGCTTCTAGTGAGTGGGTCCAAGAACGCTACCAGTCCTGAAAAAATCTCCTTCACTCTTAATGATTCTAATTCTGACTTCTTGCGCAAGAAGTTTAACACAAGCCCCCAATTACGTGTAAGTGGGAATTTCTATCCCACTTCGGCTGAAAAAGATTATTGGCTGGGGGAATCATTTGAGCAAGAATTGCGCGATAGTGGCCTGGCCAGCGCCACCACTCTGGTCGGCATCATCGCGGGAATTCAAGAAAGCGGATCCACATCGGGCACCCCGCCGGGCCCCGCCAACATGCTCGGGCAAGCGACCCGCGAGGCTGTTACCGGGTGGTTTATTGGCCAGGACACGGGCACTGCGACGTCATTTAACGCGGAAAATGCCACTAAGCTTTTTCGTCTTCGCGATCGAGGCCATGGCCAATGGCTAAGTAAAAATTGCAAAGTTTCTATTGAAAGAATTCGCCAGTCAAATACAACTATTAGTGATTATGGCACTTTCTCTGTTGTTATCCGCTCAATTAATGATACTGACAACAATGTTCAAGTTATGGAGCGTTTTGACAATTTGGATCTTAATCCGAATTCGCCCAACTACATTGGAAAGCAAATCGGCGACACCTATCAAAAGTGGAACGAATCCGATCGCCGTCTTGTGGAGTATGGCAAATATCCCAATCGCTCCAAGTTTGTTTGGGTGCAGGTTAACGCGGCCATTGATAATGGCGGTGGAGAAGGGCTAGAAGCACTGGTTCCTTTTGGCTATCAAGGCCCCCCGATTCCCACAACTCCTACATATTATCAAAGCGGCGCCGCAGGTGATCACCCCGCCGGCGCTACGTACACCCCCAGCTCTTCTGTATATGCTAACGTTGGAAAAACTCTTTCCAATTTCTGGAATGCCGCCGGCGAAACGATGGCACTCACCGCTGCGATGGGCGGCCTTACTGCATCATTGGCGTGGCCCTCCGTGCGCCTTCGCCATTCTGCATCCAACGGCGGCTTAAGCAATTATACGCGCGCTTACTTTGGCTATCAAACTACTCGCGCTTCTGGCAGCACCTCCGGAGATCCTAGTGTTAAGGACTTTGGAATGTTGTGGACCCAACTTGCAAGCGGGTACGATCCAAGCGAATCGAGCACCACTGGACTTGATGCCTTTTCATATATCTTTACTATGGATGATATCATCACAGGCAGTGGTGGCTATGCTAGCGCATTTTATAAGTCAGGCTCTCGCGCCGGAAGCGGTCCGGGACGAAGTGTGTCCGCTCTTGGCTCTTACACGGATCTTCTGGATAATGATCTTAATAAATTTACTGCTCCTTTCTGGGGCGGAACTGATGGGTTTAACATTCGAGTACCCGATCCCACATATAATAGTGGAATGAGCGCCACAACTTCGACGAATACTAATGATTCGATATATTTTACTTGGAAACGCGCCATTGACACGGTGGCTGATCCCGAAGTCATAGATATGAATATGTTGGCAGCCCCTGGACTAGGTTTGGACTCCCTCACTGGTCATATGATTAACACGTGTGAAAGCCGCGCCGACGCATTGGCATTAATTGATATTTCCAATGCTTATAAGCCGCCCGCTGAGGGCTACGAGTCGGACCCAGCCGCCCGCCTCCCCTACACTCCCATCCAGATTGCAAACAACATGATTGCCCGCCGCGTAGATTCTTCTTACGGCGCCACCTTCTATCCGTGGGTTCAAACTCGCGATGCAACTACTGGCCAGCTTCTTTGGGTACCACCCAGTGTGGCCATGTTGGGTGTTTTGGCTAGCTCTGAGCGTTCCGCTAAGATCTGGTTTGCTCCTGCTGGATTTAATCGCGGCGGATTGACTGATGGCGCTGCGGGGATCCCCATTACGAATGTCGTTACGCGCCTTACTTCGCGGAATCGCGACACCCTTTACGATGCCCGCGTTAACCCGATTGCTTCGTTCCCCTCTAGCGGGATTGTTGTGTTCGGCCAAAAGACGCTTCAAGAGCGCGCCTCTGCACTTGACAGAATCAATGTCCGGAGATTGGTGATTTATTTGAAGAAGCAAATTTCAATTCTCTCTACTAAGGTTCTCTTTGAACAGAACGTCCAAGCGACTTGGAATAGATTTAAGGGCCTCATTGAGCCATTCTTGGCGAATGTCAAGACGGACTTTGGGATCACCGATTACCGACTCATCTTGGATGAATCAACAACTACGGCAGATTTGATTGACCGCAACATTTTGTATGCCAAGATCATGATCAAGCCAGCCCGCGCCATCGAGTATATTGCGATTGACTTCGTAATTCTTTCAACCGGCGCATCATTTGACGACTAATACCACTATTAATTACTAATTAAAACAAACACGATAAGGAAATAAAGAATGTCAGTAAAAGATTTCAAGTTTGTATCTCCCGGAGTTTTCATTAATGAAATTGACAACTCTTTCGTGCCAAAATCCGCTGATGCGATTGGGCCCGTTATTATTGGCCGCGCGCCCCGCGGCCCGGCCGGACAGCCTGTTAAAGTACAATCCTACTCAGAATTTGTAGAAGTATTTGGAGAGACAGTCCCCGGCAATGCCGGCGGTGATGTTTCCCGTGATACAGTTAACTTGCAATCTCCTATGTATGGAACCTACTCAGCCAAAGCCTTCCTTAACGCGAACGTCGCCCCTCTTACTTATGTGCGCCTTTTGGGCGAGCAAAGCACCGATAAAGACGGAACTGCCGCGTCCAAAGCCGGCTGGCGTACTGATTGGTTTCAATCCGGCGCATATGGCGGCGGCGCTTTCGGCCTTTGGGTTGCTAAATCCTCATCCGCGGGACCCTTCACTGGCAACACAGCTATGCAGTTGGCCGCTATTTGGTATAATGACAATGGGGGTATGGCCCTTTCAGGGTCGCTGTGGGGTGAAGCTTCAGGGAGTGACACCAGTGTGACCGAATGGGCGAACTGGACGAAGTCCAAGACGGACAGCCAATGTCCCACAAACGGGGCCCTGATTTGTTCGGATGCGAGTGGGGTGTTCACCGTTGTGATCAGCGGATCAAATAATGCATCCACGCCGGAGAAAATATCCTTTAGTTTAAATGATGCAAACGCTAATTTCCTCCGTAAAAAGTTTAACACAAATCCTCAATTGCGCGTGAATGGGGACTTTTACCCCACTTCGGCCAAGAAAGATTATTGGCTTGGAGAATCCTTTGAACAAGAGCTTAGAGATAAAAATCTTACCGATGCCACCACACTGGTAGGTGTGATCACAGGTATTCAACTGAGTGGCTCATCCAATTACGAAGGCCCAGCTAACATGCTTGGGCAAGCCTCTCGCGAGGCGGTTGCGGGCTGGTTTATTAGCCAAGACACCGGCACTCCAACTGCTTTCAATCCCGAGACAAGCCCAAAGGGGTTATTTCGACTTCGTGGCCGCGGCCATGGCTCGTGGTTGAGTCGAAATTGTAAAGTTTCTATTGAAAACATTCGCCAATCTACGACCACCCTTAACGACTACGGAACATTTTCAGTAGTTATCCGATCAATTAACGACACAGACAATAACGTGCAGGTCATGGAACGCTTTGATGGCTTGGATCTCAATCCTGCCTCTCCAAATTATATTGGGAAGCAAATCGGGGATATGCGTCAAGTATGGTCTGATACCGATCGTCGTCTTGTGGAATATGGCCAGTACCCTAACCGCTCTAAATTTGTTTGGGTGCAGGTGGTCGACGCAATTGACTCTGGTGGTGGAGTTGGCCTTGAAGCCCTTCTCCCCTTCGGATATCACGGCCCCCCAATTCCCACATCTCAATTACTCGCCACGCCTGCCGCTCAAAGTAGCTCTGCCGACATCAGTCGGTACCCCACCGCCGGCGGCACCCGCGGCTGGGACGGTGACAGATACGTCAATGTGGGCCCCACTCTGCCTAACTGGATCGGCAAAGAGCGCATCGCGCGGACGGCCATCACCGCCTTTTCCTCGGGCTCAATTTCCGCATCGTTGCCTGTTTCATGTTCTCTTGAATTCCC